TGATAACTTGCAGCAATAAGTTCAAAACAAACTTGCTTGATCGCTGCTGGCATAGTTGCTTGAGGATAGCCAGCCGTGTACTCCACATATATATTACCACTCCCCGATGGAAAAGACATACCGTTCAAGTCGTATGGAAACCACTCGCCAGCATCGGACGATGCAAGCATCGTAACCCTACCCGTTGATTCGTCAACGCTAAATTGAGCAGACGTATCATCGATATAATTTATTTGTGCGCTTGAATCCTTTGCGTCTTGTCCACCCTGTCGCATGAAGTCATCGCATAATGTTGTCGCGCTTGAGGTTGCATCCCATCCAGCTGTTCCGTCAATGGCTGCTGCCATCAGCGTTGATGTTAGATAGTCTGCAAACGCCAGCGTGGTTGTTGTTGATGCACCAACCGAGTCCCACCGCTTCAGCACAACACCATTGTCTTGCACCTCAACAGTTGCGCGAATGTCAGTTGTAGTTGCGGAGTCAACGGTCATCGCTTTTTTTCTGTTCCATCCCAACCTCATCAAAGAAGTAACTGGTGAATCAGGCACGAAAATTGTTCCCGTGCCAGTGCCATCAAGCCACTTCCTATGTGAAGTTTCAACGAACGTGCGTTGGCAAAATACTTCTATCTTATTCGTAGCCATCTCGATAAGATCAACGATAAACCTGTCGTAGTCGGTAGTGCTGCCGAGTTGCAAGTATCTCTTGGTTTCCGCTAGATGTACGAGTGCTGTTTCTGATATTGCCATAGGTTCGTTACCTTTTTGGCATCTTTGGGAGGGCTACCCCGAATGGTAGCCCTCCCTCCGAATGCTTAATCATATCAACCCATCAAGCAGTGATGAGTGCTGAGAATGCAGTTGCATCGTGGACATCTATGTCCCAACGAGCAGTTGCGCGGATGTTGATTTGATCTTCTGCGAAGTTAACGTGTTCACTTGTTGCAACTTCGATTGATTGACGGTTGCCAAAGACTGCTGCGTTTTCCCAATCGCCAAAGTAACAAACCTTGTCGCCTGAAGAACTTGCAATTTCTGCTTGGTCAGAGAACCAGATGGGGAAACCTAAAAGTTGGTATCCACTGCCTGTCGTACCATTGGAAATTGTGTCGATGGTGTTCCCACCCGTTGCTGCGATAAGACGCAATACAACTTGTGAATAGAACTGTCGAGACATAATCCATGTCGCGTTTCGCGTAAATTTATTTGCGAGGTTCCCGCTGGTCGCCACGAGGTCAGCCAGTGTCAAGGTTGCCCAAGTGCTTGCTGAAGAAGTCGTGTTGGTACTGCCTGTTGTTGATTTCAGACCAGTAACAAGACCTGCACCCGCGCTGCCATCACCTGCGATGAACTCTGCGTCCATTTTTTCGGCGATGCTTCTGCCCATATAGTCCGATAATACCTCGGCTAGCGACCACAGAGCATCGTTTCCGACCTCTGATCCCCATTTCATAAGGCAAGCACGTTTTTTCGCAACCAAAGAAACGGATGACCATGCAGCCGAACTCTCAGCGATGGCTACATTCTCTGCAACAACTGTGGTCGTTGCACCAGTAGTCAGCGAAGGAATGTCAAGCGTATCGCTCGACATCGGAAAATTACGACAGACCTTTGGGGTCAGTCCGTGTTCAGCCCAAACGGCGAGAATTGAATCGCCGAGAGGACTTGGAACCAAATTGCCTCCCTCGCTTCCAACAAGTTCGCCTTGTGCTTTCAAGCCAGAAGGAGCGTAGTTTTTCCACCACTTCTTCGCACTTGGAACGTTGAATATCTTTGCACCGAGCCATTGCCCTGCAATAAATTGTGCTTCTGTTGACTCAAAGTGCTTGGCTTTCTTGCCGAGGTTAGATGTCACGATGCCCCTTGTTGCTGGAAGCCCTGTTGAACGCGTGGTCTTTTGCATTGCTTGCTGAACGCCACGGCGTACTGCTGCTTGCATATCTGCTTCAACTGCTTCAGCTGGTGCTGCTTCTGGTGCTGCTTCTGCTGCTGCTTCTTCTGAAACTGCATCTTCTTCTGCATCGGTCGCTAGACCGCTGTAGAGCATTACTTCCGCTGGATCGCCTTCTGCAAAGAGTTGTTCGACATCAAGTGCCTCACCATCTTCACCGAATAATTGGCTGTCGCCCAACCACGCCATCACTGCTTTGAGTGCTGGTGCGCCGTTGAACGCTTTTCCAACGCCGAGTTGTCGGCATTGGCTTGCAGTCAAGTTGCGTATTTGGTGCAACATGGCTGCCTTTGTCATATTGTTGTTCATTTCTGAATCCTCAATTTACATTTGTTTTCGATTATTACAAACGCCCCACGACTTGAGTTTCAGCATTCGGCTCGCTCTCGCTCCGACTCGCAGTAACCGCATCATTGCGTACTACTATTGTTATTTATACACTCGCCCACGCAATCTGTCAATCTCGATTCTGGCAAGATCAGCAGGACTGTAAGCCTTGAGTGTTACTTTTTCTTTCACTTCGAGCGTGAGCGCACCGCCTGATTTTAATTGCAGAGAACCTTGTTGCTCGATTGTATCCGCGTTGATTCGGAAATCTTTGGTCAATAGACCCTTGCGACACGCGACAATCACGGCATCTTCGTTCATTGGCAACGGCGCAAACGAGTATTCAAGCAATCGTGATTTACTCACCACTCGTTTCAACTCGTTGCCTGTTGTTGGGAATGCTGCTTTGTCTTTTGCCGTTGGGTTGCGTGTTTCAAGATAGCCGAAGCCAATCGAGATACCTTTGCACAATCCTCCAGCGACAAGTGCGAGAACCGTATCGGGTCGCCATTCGCCTTCATACCCTTCGGGTCGTTCGGGAAATTCTGTCAACGCCATCAATCCGTTATCGGTTGGCTTGATCCATTTACATATTGCAACGGGGTCAGAGTAGTCATGGTTCCAGAAGCAGGTTCCCGTCTTGACAAATCTTGAGGTTTGTATCCCAGATGGTAATATACTTTCTGATTCTTCATCGACCGTATTTGTGGTTATATAAGACAGGCAGGAACGCTCTGGCAAGTTTGTTTCGATCTTGCTGGCATCGTAGTCTCGCATTTCAATACGAGTGCCGTCTTTCAATCCGTAGTTGTTTTCTTTATTCATTTGGTTCGTCCATTAGTAATTGTATTTGTCCACATCTACAGTTTGGGTGCAGGGGCGGTGATGATATGGGTCGATAGTCTAGTCTCATGGTTTTTCCACCCGCAGAAATGCTACTGGGAAAGGGGTAAAAGTTTTCATCTAGCGGAATTGCGTTTGGGTGGTCTATCCCTACCTGTCTACAAAACGGACACGCTCCAGCAGCCACTACCCACTGCTTGCCAGTGACAATGCCAGATTGCTCCCACGCTTGTAGTCTTGATTCTTCCGTTAAGGTAGAGATTTCTGTTCGTGCGATTACTCTCGCTCTGCCAGTTGTTTCTATTCCTTCAAGCGCACTTATTTGTCTGGCAACTTCATCAACGCCTAGTCCGTCAATCGTTCCCCTGTTGATGATTCTGCCAACGTGCGCCATAGTTGTGCGGTTTACTTCGTTGACTAATCTAGAAGTATAGGTGCGGACGAACTCTCGTATCTGGTCGTCATCCATTCTAAAATCAACGCCCATGCCCAATTGATCAAACGCCTCTTTTCCTGCTCGTTCAATTACATCTTCAACAAACTCGCCGATGGTTTCTTGCAAAAGCGGTTCGCTTTCACTGGTTGCCTTTTGTAAGTCAAACCCCGAATCAACAATTATTGATAGTTGCTGATTGAATATACGAACCAAGTCAGTTTCGAGTTTTGATATTGATGTGTTGTAGTCACGCAAGAGTCTGTTGTAATCTGCATTACCAGTATCAACTTCTGCCTTCGCTCCAAAATCAACACTCCACAACGATCTTTGTGATATTTCTGTCTCGCCTTTTGTGCAGCATTCGCAATCGGCTGGCTCTACCTTTTTGACTTCATCGAGTATTTTTTGAAGTGTATCGCTATCGAAGTCGATTGCCTTCGCTTGTTCAATGGCGATTGGAGCATCTTCAACCGCTGGCTCTGTATCAACGCTTGCGCTGAATGCACCGAATGGCATCGGTTGTGGTGGGTTCTTCGCTAGTTCGATCGCTGTTTCTAATGGCATCGTTCCCGCAGCAATCATGATTTCATCGCCACCGTCAACAGGTGGAAGTCCGCGCTCTGCTCGAACCTCGTTGCGTGTTCGTATGCCAGCCGCAATGTCGCTGGCTGCAACGGTCGCAAGCGCAGCGTCATCTTGAGGTACTGGATTGTCATACGCAAGGAATAGACCCTCGCTGTATTGCCCAAACATCGGGACGAGTTGGCGGTTCAAGAACTGTTCGTCAAGAACCAAGTATGGAAGGATGGTATCTCGAAGCCAGCCAAGATTGCCCTCTCGCGCACTTGCGAGATTAGGGTCGTTTGCTTTTAGTTTGGAAACCGGAACGCCACTAATTGCAGCGATCACTTCAACC